GTAGTATCCGATGCAGGCGGGGCTGGATGGACGCCCAGTATCAATGCCTTCCTGACAGATAAGGGCGAGGGCGATCCGATAGGGAATGTGACCAAGAAAGCACCGTTACGGTGTGGAGGAATGTGAAAATGTTAAATAAGCTCGAAGAGATCCTACCAGGATCAAAGACATACATAATCGCAGTGGCAATGTTCGTCATGGGCTTTGCGGGATACATCAACCCCGAGGCAGCCGGGTTCATCGGAGATCTGGTTGGCATGGACCCAGCCAACGTCCTCATGGTTGCCGCCCTGATCATGGCTTTCCTACGTAAAATCACAAACAGTCCGGCCAAGATCTGACGCTGGCGGTGACCATGCCAGCCGATACCGTTGAAACGATGATAGCTCGGATAGACGAAAGAACCGGGGCCATCATGGAAAAAATCAACACGCATTGTGACCAGCTCTGCGACCATGAGAAGCGAATAGGGGGGCTGGAGGGCTTCAAAATGTCGGTGTATATCGTGTCAGCCGTTCTGGTGACTCTGGCGGGGCTGGTCGTGGCCGCCGTGGGCGTGTTCTAAATGCGGGTGACCGACTTGGATTGGTGGGCGATCACCGACGACTTCTCGGAGGCCGATCTTCTCTACGTCCGGAGCGTAATTGACGAGAAATTGCGGAAATTGGGGGCCATGCAGAGGAAAGCCCTGATCAGGAGGAAATGATGGTCGATACTGCTTTTACGGACTCATATATAGAAACCGACGCCGTGCTTGAGGCCCTCATAGGCGCTGACCCGAGGGCGGCTGCCGTGGCTCTGAAAGCCCTTGCCGCAGCTTCTCAGGAATGGTACTGCCAGGAGGCGACGCGGCACATCGACCAGCTCCCTCTCCGTGGCACCAAGTACGATATTGACATAGTGGCTGGGATACCAGACCAGCCGCGCGCCTTTCCCCGGATCATAGACGGGATCACTTGCGACTGGAACAGCAGCACCAGCCTAGCCATAGTGCCCACCGACATCAAGAGAGCCTGCATGGAAGAGGCAATAGCCATCTATGCGGAACAGTCCGCCGGAGGCACCAGCCGGGCATCTCTCCAGGAGGCCGGGGTAGCCAGCTACCAGATTCCCGGTATCATCTCCGAGACCTTCCGGCCAGGCGGGGGCAGCACGGCTCAGATGGGCCTGAAAAGCTCTTCATCATATCGATTGCTATCAAAGTATATTGCCCGGAGCGTGCCCATAAGATGAGTCTTCTCTCTCCTTATATCGCTGCATACGGAATTTCCGTCACCTGGAAGCACAAGACCGGTAATGATGGCAATGATGATACCTATACTACTTCCACCATCACAGTCTTGTGGGCCCATGGGGCAAAGGTGATCCGGACCGCGCAGGGTGATGAGCTCCAATGCCAGGCCATCTGCAAATGCGAGGCTGCGGTGGAGGCGGGCGATGTGATCACCAAAGATAGCAGAGATTGGCCAGTCCTCGGGCTCGTGAGTGTGTCTTATGATGGCTCAATGAGATCTGTGGCCCTGGGCGGATCACGAAGCGGTGGAGCCTGATATGGCCGATGTCACGGATGCCCAAGCTGAAAAGCTCATCAAGATCTACACGAAGGCAGAGAAGGAGATCCTGGCCGAAGTGACCAAAGCTCTCCTCAAAGGCAATTCTACCTACCAGCTCAAAGCGATGCTCAAGAACGTCCGGAAGATTCGAAAGGATCTCCTGGGAGGTGCCAGGGACTGGTCGGAGCAGGCCATCCAGGAGGCTTACGAGGCCGGGATGAAGAGCACCGGCCTGTCCGGAGGGGTAGGGTTCAATACCGTCCATCAGCAGGCCGTGAAGGTGCTTGCAGAAAACGCTTATGGCCGCTTTGAGATCGTAGATCAGGTCATTGGCCGGCGAGTGAATGATGTGTATCGCTCCATTGCCCTGGAGAATGTGACCGGCCAGGTGGTGGGCTATCAGACCTGGCAGCAGACGGCGAAACGGATCAGGTCCGACATGGCCGATAGGGGCATCACAGGGTTTGTGGATGCCGCGGGCAAGCGGTGGAACATGGAGACCTATGCGGAAATGATAGCCCGGACCACACCCAGGCAGGCTATGATCGAGGGCACAAAGAACCGACTCCTAGAGCACGACCACGACCTGGCGGAGATTATAGGCGGCATTGGGAAGAACACTTGTGATATCTGCAGGGCCTGGAACGGTCGGATTGTGAGCCTCACGGGAAAGACCTCGGGCTATCCGACTCTCGACGAGGCGCGGGATGCTGGAGTTTTTCATCCCATGTGTACCCATAATATCGCTACGGCAATGTCGTTTGAGGACAAGAAATGAGGCTTGAATGGCGCGGTGAAGCGGTACTGGCGAAAGTGCGTGAGGCTGTTGATGGGGGGCTGAATGATTCGGCTGAGATCGTATCGAAAGAATGGCAGAACACAATCCCTTATGCTACTGGCGAGCTGGCTTCCCATGTCCAGCCGGTGAAAGCGGGCGAGCTGGAGTACAATATCTCCAGCACCGGGCCTTATGCTAGGCGGCAAGAACTAGATGAGTCACTGAGGCATCCCGATCCTACCAACCCGGCCTCAAGATCTGGCAGGAAAGTGCATGCTGGCCGGGACGCACTAGACGACAATCGAGATAACATTGAGAAGCTGGTGGCCTCGAGGGTGAAAGGAGTTCTATGAGCACGGATGTGATTAGCGATATTGCTTCTTACCTGGCCACTGGTGGCTATGGGACTGTAGGCACTAGCATTTTCATTGACGAACTTCGGGACTTGCCCGATAACCAGATTGTGGTCTTCAGTTCCGGAGGCCGCCCGATTCAATCCATGGACGGTCACACTGTGATCACTTATTTCGATGTCCACGTCCGGAACACCAGCAAGGCCACGGCCAGGAGCAAAGCAATTGAGATCAGGGACTACCTGGGCAGCAAGAAATCCGCAGCCAACCGCCAAGCGATCTTGCTCCAGCCACCAGTGATAGAATATTTTGGAAAGGATTCAATGAACCGCCATAGGTACGGCGTGTTCTTTGCGGCATTTGATTAATCACATTTTTATAAACACGTTTTAAGATCAAACATCACTGTTTAGAGGTGCAAATAGTATGACAGACGCAGTTTCCGGCATGACCGGCTCATTATGGGTGTGCGCCACGGTGGACGGCACATATGAGAAGCTCGGGGAACTTTCAGATCTCCGGCTGAGGATCGATGGCAGAGAAATAGATACGTCTAATGTCGATGATGCCGGATGGGGCAGCTCGATCTCCGGCGCTAGGTCCGCCGAGGTCACAGCGACAAACAACCTGATCCTGACCGATGCGGGCTATGCGATCATCGCCGCTGCCATCCTGGCAGGCAGCACCATCTATGCCAAGATCCTGCAGAGCGGCACGCCCACATTATCCGGAGTTGGCTGGTCGATGGCGTGCGGAGTGAACAGCGGAAACCTCACTCTGGCAGGAACGGCAACTCAGCAGAAGGCAGATTGGACCATCAAGAATCGCGGTGCTCTGGCCGCCTTGTGAGGTGATCCATGACAAGCGCAGTGAGCGGCTTCTCAGCCGCTCTATACAAGGATGATCCTCTCGAGGCGTCGGTCGTCTTCACCGATCTGGCTATGGCGGATTCTGGCGACCATCTCACCTATCAGGCAGCTAAAGGCAGCCGCTACTGGGATGAGAATGAGACGCTGGTCATAGAATCAGACGGAACGCCCGTAACTTCGGGGTTCGAGGTGAACTATCTCCGCGGCTCTGTTACATTCGAAACTTCCATGAGCGGTCACACGATCACCGCAACCGGAAAGCGCCGGAGCGAAACAAACTTCATCAAAATTCTGCTCGTGTACGACGGCAAGCTGAAGATCGATGGCCGAGAGATCGATACCACCAGCATAGATGATGCCGGATGGAGCAATTCTATCTCAGGAAGGCGGTCTTGGGAGATATCAACCAACGCATTCTATTACACCGGAGAGGCCGACCTCCCCGATGTGGCCGACCGGCTCATCTGGAAGATATATAGCATCTACTCGACCTCTAAGAGTTTCGTCGGTGAGGGCACGCTCCTATCACTGGATCGCATTGTCGCCAACCCGGACAAGGCCCAGGAGCGGGCCATAACCATAAAAGGAAACGGGGAGATCTATCCCGAAACATGAATAAGGGATGGGCGATGATGAGGATTGCCAAAGAGCAATCCGCTGAGCCCTCCCTCCTAGGAAGGATTTGAAATGACAAACGAAGATGCAGGAAAGAGCTTCATAACGCTCGATATGGATGAGACAAGAGAACTGAGATGGAACTTCCGGGCTCTCCAGAAGTTCGAAGGCCGGGCTAAAGACATCCTGAAGCGGCACGAGATCTTCAAGCCCGGCATGCCGATCCACGCTGGCGCGGTGCTCAGCAACTTCCTCAAGATAGCTGACATTCTGGAAGCTGCTGTTGCCGCTGCATGCGGTATAGACGGCCTCGGGAAGAAAGATGAGCCCAGCGAGGCGGCTATCGCCATCCAGGGCTATCTCGACCGAGGAGGCAACCTGGAGTCGCTGGCCCGGGAGATCTATCATTCCTACCTGGTAGTGAACGACCCTTCTATGGTTGTGGTCTGGCAGGAGAATATAGCCAGAGAGGAAGAGACGGCCAGGATCAACAAGGAGAAGGCAGAAGCCAAACTGGAAGTCGCCCGGCTGGAGCTTGCGGACGACCAGAAGAAGATAGAGACCTTCAGGAAACTTTCTGGCAGCGAGCCACAAGGGTAGGGCTGGTCGAGCTGGGGCTCTCTCCAGACACTTTTCTCGGCCTCACGGCCAACGAGCTGAATGCCCTGGCTGCCCATAAGAAGCGAGAAGATGCAAGGCAGGACAGGCTGGCAGCGTTCGCCGGATATTCAGCAGCGGTCGGCGCGGCCAAGTGGTACACCGAAGGCCTGCCGCCGTTCCGAGAGTTCTATGTCGTTCCTGGCGACAAGCCTAAGCCCTCGCTGGAAGATCACATCCAGATGATGAAAGATGTGGGCGAAGGCGGGCCGCCTTAGTCGGAAAGCCATACTAGGTGCATTATCGCGCCAGTGCCTATGCACACATCAAATGGGTATTCTCGATCTACTAGATCTTCGTCAGTCGCACTAACCGTGCTCATGGACCAGCAGTCCAGGCAGATCATACCATCTTCGACGCCCGTGACCACCCCCTCATAACTAAGCACGCCACTTGTCACCCCGATTCCAATCCGCACCAAATCGCCGACCATCGGGGATCTTGCTTGCGCGGCTCCCGCCAGGAATCCGAGCACCAATAGGAATGCTATCACTTTTTTCATGATCGCTATTTTCGAACTACACATAGATAAATCTGAGGTTCAATGACCGAAGTAGGCAGAGCGACTCTAATCATAGATGCTGACGACTCCAGGCTCCAAGCCGGGCTCGCCAAAGCGAAACAAGATGCGTCTGCGGGCGTAGCCGGTATCGAGCAGAACCTACGCGGCCAGATGAGCGGCGGCATATCTGGGGCACTTTCAGGCAAGAACTGGAAGCAAGCCGGGATGTCCATTGGTGCTGACCTCGTTCAGGGAGTCACCGCACCTCTCGGGGCCTTGGGGGACATCGCGGGCAGCACCGCTCTGGCTATGGGGCCGGTCGGTATTGCCGCCGTTGCCGGAGTAGCCGCAGCTGGTGCCCTGGGCGTGGCCTCGTCCCGTGCCGCTATGGAATGGGAAGCGGGCATGGCCCAGATCTCCAAGACCAGCGGGATCGAGAAGGGCACGGAGGCCTTCAATGAGCTGGATTCTAGCCTCACAAACCTCTATTCCCGGATGCCTACGACGGTTGCCGAGATCCAGAGCGTAGCCGCTGCAGCCGGTTCTTTAGGCATCGAGAAAGATTCGATCGCCGGATTCACCGAGGTTGCCCTCCAGATGGGCTCTGCCTTCGATATACCTGCAGAAGAGGCGGCGGTAGCGGTTGGCAAGATCAAAAGCCAGCTGAAGAGCCTGCCAGAAGGCGTGCAGACCTCAGCAGAGTTCGCCCGGCAGTTTGGGTCTGCTGTGGATTATGTCGGGAACAATTTCAATGCCACTGAGAAGGACGTCCTCGACTTCTCGACCAGAGTCGCGGGCTCGATGTCCTCCCTGGGGGCCGGGGCCTATGAAGTGGCTGGTTGGGGCGGG